TTAATTTAACAGAGCTGCCAATTTTGCTTTTGTTTTCGGTCCGTAGATACCATCTGCTGAAAGCCCGTGCATCAGCTGGAACCGTTTGACTGCGTTTGCTGTTTTTGGACCATACACGCCGTCAATGCCGTTATTCTTTGCCCCTTTGTTCGGATAGAAATAAAGAGCAGACAACGCTTTCTGAATCTGTCTTACATCGTCTCCTTTACGCATCGGGCTTGTCACTTTATAGATGCCAGAAGGCAGCGCATATGACGTTTTCTTGCTGCTTGATCCTGTTGTTTTCTTTTTGGCTGGACTTGTTTTGCTTGAGCTTGTTTTCCCGCCGCCCAACGCCTTCAATTCTTTTTCAATGGCAGCCTTAACCTCATCCCATCTTCCCTCTGACAAAATACGGTGCGGGCAATACTTGCCGTTCCAGTCTTGGTGTTTGCGAACACGATCAATACCCCAACCGCGCTCTTTAAGGAGCTGCGCCACAAACTTGATTGCCAATTTTTCAGCAGCGTAGTATCTAGCGCCTCCTGACTTGCTATAACAAATTTCGACACCAATCGACTTACGGTTCCCGGTGCCATTTGTGCCGTCTCCTGTATGCCATGCGTTATGATTTAACGGCAGCCCTTGAATAACCTCTTTGTCATCGACTGCAAAATGAAAGCTTGTCGAGCTAGTATTTCCGATCATATAGCTGATCTCATTGGCAGCTGACGCGTCATTCGCTGTATTGTGGATGGTGATGTATTCAGCGTCCATGTGATTAGGGCATTTCAAAGCGTATTTAGCTTCTGATACAAGATTCTTTTTCACTGTGATTGTCATAAGTGTTCTCTCCTTTATTTTTGATATAGAAAAAGCCGCCGGGTTATCCAGCAGCCGGTTCATCCTTTTCATTTGTTTGTTCGTTGTCATTTTCGATTACATGAAGCCGGTCCGTGATAGCAGCCGGAATCTTAACGCCGATTTGTGCAAGGTTCTCCGTAATGGAAAGCCCTTCATTGGCAATATAAAAAAGAACGGTTCCAAATGTCAGGACACCGTTCAGATTGAGGATTGTATCTATGATATTTGCCACAATTACCACCAAAAAACTCAGCATCTCACATCAACCATTCTTACCACGGCTTTTCATGAATTTTGTGATTGGGTCCTCTTCGCCCTCATCGTCACCCAAGCCAACAAGACGCAGCCTTGAGTCTAATGAAAGCCCTAACTGACCTGCTATTCCGCGTATCTCTTTTGACATGCTATTCATGATATCAACGGATGGGTTTTTCTTCTTAACAGGAAAGCCTTTGCTGTTTATTTCTTCGATCGTTTGACCGTTTTCGTTAATGTCATTCAGCGCTATCCTGTACTGTGCGTAGCTGTTGCAAAACAGAGCAAAGAGCGTCCTGTCTAACTCTGATATTGGCAGCTCTCTGAGATAGGGATATATTCTCTCCCATTCGTTTTTTGCCATTGTCGAAAGCCAGTAAGGTGGTTTCTCTTGCAATGGCGTAAAACCTTTTAATTTTTCTTCCTGCTGCTGCCGTTTCTGCAATTCATCTTTAGCTATTTGTCCTTTTAGTGTTTCCGTCATTTGTTTTCTTCTCGCCAATAAAAACCACCACCTTTCAGCGAATTTCCGCACTACTGATTTTCAACAAATGAACGCATAATAAAAACGCCGATCAACTTATGCTGGATAAGGGATCAAGCGCAAAGAACTCATATTCAAAAACGGCTCAAAATAGTAAAAATCAAAATTTCATTTCAACAAATTTTACGAAGAAGAGGGGGCGCCGATACCCAGGAAAAATTTTTTGGTACCCGGTTAAAGTTCGGGGGGACTTCAGTCGTCTTTTTTGATATTTATTGTAGTTAATGAGTGAAAACAGCATGCAAACCAGAAAATAAACCACGATGTTAGATACGGATGCTCAAATATTGTCTGCATTACCTTCTCCTTTCCCAAACGTGACTTGGTTATGATGATACTGACATAGCACCTCAAGATTATTTAAATCAGTACGTGCCTGATCATCGTTTAAAACGTCTCTAAGCTCTTTGAACTTGTGATGGACTACTAACCTATGAGACTTATTTAAACGTCCCTGCGAGGCGCAGACGGCACAATGATAATTACTTTCTCTAAGCTTCTGTTCACGAAGAAGCTTCCACTCTCTCGAATGGTAATAGGAATAGCGTCTATTGTTCTCCCTGTTGTACCTCACGTCTTTGTTGTACTGCTTGTCAGCATAGCCCTTGTGCTTCTCACAAAAACGCTGTGTCCAGTCCACATAGTTTCGGCAGGATGGCGCATTACATCTTTTTAACGGCAGGATTATCACTTCCTTTCCTTTTATCAACTAGAAAAATATAACACTTCAATTCCCAAATACGATATAATTTAACCAGGAGGTGATAAATATGGATGATATTACCACTAAACCAACCCCTATTCAGCGTAATCCAATGGATGTTGCAACTGAACTAACACAGTTACATATAAAAAGTTCGGTGCTGATTATGAAGACGATATTGCTGATCTTTATGCAAAATATTACTCACTAGCTATAGTATTGAAAGCAAAGTATCCATCAGACTTATATGGTTTTCTTCCTGAAGAGCTCAAAACAAAATTGAAATAAGATAATGTTAGTACCATCTATACCTTATGGTGTAGATGGTTTCTTTTTTATTAGCTCTATCCCTCCTATATATTCTTTCTAAACTGCCACCGTACTCAAGCCGTTAACCGCCAATTGTCTATCCTGAGATTTACCGGAAGCAGTTTACAGAGAATATAAAATCAAGGGGGATTAAGACTGTTTAAAGGTTTCCCTTCCCCCTGAAACGTTCCTTTCCTCCAATGCTCATGTGCACCTGAACACCTTTAGCGGTATGCAACTACCCAAGTAAAAAAGCATCCCCAAAGGATGCTTTACATTAAAATTGATATTTGTGAAAAATAATTGTATAAGTTTCATCATCTCTTTTTACAACTTGATGAAGCAGCAAGGCCTCATTTTGCTTACAATACTTCGCTTCCAATACATTCGAGACTTTTAATAAGTTATCGCTTAGAGAATCTCCCTTGTCAATCTTCAAATCTGAAGCATACCATCCAGAACGGTTACTAATATCTTTTGTCTTATCAATGCTTTTATTAACACGTACGGGATTTAACATGCTTGATTTAGGAAAAGTAGTTCTATACTTTTGATTTATTGCATTAATTATAAGTCTCGTAGATTCGTCGATAGTCATAGCATCTTCAGAAATATCTTCTACTTCAAGATATACTTCAAAGTCCATGCTATCATTTGAATTTTTAATTGTTCCAGAAACTATCATAATACTCACCTCCCACCTTATTATCATTATGGGAACAATTTGCAGAATTTGTCGAAAAAAAGTTTAAAGATGAGGCAATTAAGTTTGTAAAAGATAATTAATGAAAGAAGCACCGATCAGGTGCTTCTCCCAATAGAATTACAAATCATCTTCTGAATTTTTTAATAAGTTTACAACGTGGTTTTTTTAAATCACAACCACAGTCATATTCTTCTACGAAATTTTCATTTTGTTCAGAATGAGTTACCGGATAAAAATTTTCAATTCTAGTAATATTTTTATTTACATTGGTTATATGAGTTGGATGAACACGTCTAATAGTTCGTACATTTGTAGTGGTATTCACAAGATTTTTAGTAGGTGAAACTTTTGTTTCTGCATGGTTGTTTTCATTGCAGCTATTATGGTTACGACGAGAGCCAAGAATAAAGTCATCTGCATTTCGGTTCCACTCTCTGTTGCTCATGTAATCACTCCTTTCTTTTTCTAATAGAACCTTACGCTGTAGTATATGATTTTTATTTTAGGTTGTCCTAGACTGTTCAACTATGATAGAGAAATCAACATAAGTCATCATGGTCTAATAAGGGGTTAAAATGATAATTTTATTCGAGTTAGAAAGATTACAAATGAAATACAATATAAAAGTTTGAGCCTCCCTTATACTACCTGAATATATTCTTTCTAAACTGCCGCCGAACTCAAGTCGTTAATCGCCAATAGTTCTCCCCGAGATTTACCGGAAGCAGTTTACAGAGAATATAAAAAAAGCACCCCACTGGATGCTTTTAACAGAACTTACCTATACATTTTTTCGCTAGTGACTCCAAGATATATAACCAACTATTATCAGAACTTCCGTTTCGATTGATATACTCAGGGAAATTAATTGTTGTTCTAAAGTCAAATTTTGAATGTACAATACTATTTCTAAATTCATATAAAGCTTTAATAAAAATGCCTTTGTTGTTTTCTTTAATTAAGTTTTCTTTATAGGCAAATTCAATATCCTGATCAATTTCTAGATTTTCTAATAAATGAGTAAGAAGGGTTTCCTCCTTTTTCGTAAAAATGCTTTGTATATTTTTCATGAAAAAATATTCATTTCCGTCTTTATTATAAGTTCCGACATGATCAAATATTTGATTCTTTAAATTAATGTAAAAAAAGTATTCTAAGACCCTATAGAAATATAAAGGCTCTTCTTTTCTACGACCTTCATTATAAAATCTTATAACTTCCTCATATTCACCTTTAGAATAATCTTTTATAAGAACCTCATCATTTGCATGATAAGGCTCAATAACTATAGGATGTTCTGTAAAATGATAAATTTCAGGATAATATAATTGTGTTGTTCTATCTTCCGCATGACTAAGCTCAAATATTGCTCGTTCCATAATTGTATCTATTGAGCCGAGATCTATTTTGTTTATAGAAATGGTTGTAATATCATCCCATCCATCACTAACTCCTTTATACCCTAAGACATCATTGAAAAGAAACTGAAAAATCCGACTTGGTCTACCAACTTTCACATTATGTTCTCTAATATTAAAGCTAAAGTCAGTAAAACTATCATTAATGAAAAACTCACAATAATCATTAATATGAAAACCCTTATTTCTCCATATATTTAAGCGCTTATTCAGAACTTTAAAATCATATCTATTTATTTTATGATAATTTAATCTATCATCACATAAACCAAGCTCTTCAAGATTAACAGTTAAATTAATATTTATACTTTCATCTAAAATCTTTATATATGGTGCTTTTGAAAAATCTATATTTAATAAATCAACATCATCTACCAGGCTTTCATAGTACTCATAAAACATATCCTCATAATTAGACATTTCTATTTTTCTCCATTCTGTCAATTATAAGGAACATTATACGTAAATTATAAATTATGTTCAATGCGACAAAAAATCAAGCTATATTGAAAAGGTTCTAAAAGAACCTACAGGCTGTCGAGAAAATCTCGACAGCCTTTATTTTTCCTTAAAATATCCATTCTTCTGTAATAAAATAAAAGAAAGACTTAAAAGGACGGTGTCTTTCTCATGTTCCACACAAGAAACTCTTCTCAAAACACAGCCGAATTTGTTCTGCTTGACCAACTCGTTGAAGAGGATCACCTGCTTCGGAAAATTGATAAACACATAGACTTCTCTTTCATCATTGAAAAGGTGAAACCTTACTACAGTGAAAACAAAGGCCGCCCCTCACTTGATCCGCTTATTTTATTTAAAATGATGTTTATCGGATACCTCTATGGTATCCGTTCAGAAAGACAGCTTGAAAAAGAAATTTACTACAATATGGCGTACAGATGGTTTCTCGGATTGAACATAAACGACCCGGTTCCACACCACTCCACCATCAGCTGGAACAGACGCACACGCTTTAAAGATACAACCATCTTCCAAGACATTTTTGATGAGATCGTTCTTCAGGCCATCAATCATGACATGGTGGGCGGACGAGTCCTATTCACCGACTCCACACACCTTAAAGCCAATGCCAACAAGCATAAATACACAAGAAAAACAATTGCGCAGGATACCCAAAACTATATCAAGGATTTAAATGAAGCCATTCAAGAGGATCGGGAGGAACACGGAAAAAAGCCATTAACAGCCAAAGAGGAGGTGAAAGCTGAAAAAGAGATCCGCCACAGTACAACCGATCCGGAAAGTGGCTATCTGTATCGTGAAAACAAACCAGAAGGTTTTTTCTATTTAGATCACCGCACAACAGATATGAAATACAACATTATCACCGATGCCTACGTCACACCTGGAAATGTCCATGATTCTGTGCCTTATCTTGACCGATTAGACCACCAAATCGCACGATTTGGTTTTCAAGTAGAAGCCGTCGCCCTTGATTCCGGATATTTAACGACTCCGATCTGTAAAGGATTATCTGACCGCCAAATCTTTGGTGTCATCGCACATAGACGTTATCACCCTATCCGAGGCTTGTTTCCAAAATGGAAATTTCATTATGACAGTGAACAAGACAGATACATTTGTCCAAATCACCAAACACTTACATACTCAACAACTGACCGAAAAGGCTACCGGTCATATAAATCAAATCCTGAAATATGTTCCTCATGCCCACTGCTTGAAAACTGTACAAAATCAAAGAATCGGCAGAAAGTGATTACTCGACATGTATGGGAAGATCATAAAGAAAAGGTCAGACAAAATCGCTTGTCTGTTTCAGGAAAAAACCTCTACAAAAAAAGAAAAGAAAAAATAGAGCGAAGCTTTGCAGATTCAAAACAGCTGCATGGGCTTCGCTATTGCAGGTTGAGGGGAAAACGAAATGTGAGTGAACAAGTTCTCCTCACAGCCGCATGCCAGAACATGAAGAAAATTGCCACATACCTAGCCAAGCAGGGCTAGGCATGTGGGAGCGCTTTTTCTGCATCTGAAACCTGATGAATATCTAAAGAAACTGTATAAAACAAAAAAGCTTGTAGAAAAAACGTCGTTTTCTCTACAAGCTGACCTATCTATATTGTTAATTGTAGTCTACATTCAATTAAAAACGCCTTCCCGATTGGGAAAGCGTCTGTCGGTTTATAACCTATTACCATGATACCTTATTTAATACAAAATGGTGTGCCGTTAAAGTGCCAAATTTGTGCCAAAGTTATTTTACTGCATTCCTCTACTCAAAAGAAACGCCATCCTTTTTACAAATCTCAATACATGCCTTTTTGATCTAAACGTGAACCTGTTGCTCCTCTGCTCATAAATGTTCACCTCCTAATACTTGATTGTAAAAGTTATCAAACCATACCTTTTTGTTCTTTCTTTGATCCAGCACCTCTACTCATTCGGGTCACCTCCTGTAACACGATAATATCATTTTCTCCATTTTCTAACATTCATTTCTATCAAACAGGAGCACTTTCCTGCCTCTTCTTGTACACTTCTTCTCTTAGAGCAAACGCTAGTCTGTAGAAAGCTTTTGCCTTCACTCGGTAATAGTTGCGATGACTCATATTCATTTCCGTATAAACTTCATAATCACACAGTTCTTCCGGCTGCATATAGAGCATGACAATGATCTGCCGTTCTCTTTGAGTAAGCCGGTTAACAGCCCTTTGAATCCTTTTCAAGAATTTGTCACGCTGAATCTCCCAATCAAGGCGTTTTAATGCTGCATCTTCTGTCGATGAATGAAATTCATTCGTAATACTCGGCGGAACAATACTATAAGTTGGTGTAACCTTTGGTAAAAAATCATCTGGCACCTGTAAGAGATATAACCGGTATTGATCAAGCAGCTGCTCTGCTTTTGCTTTAGTGGCTTCTTCATCAATCTGAGGCAGGTTTAATGTCATTTGATTCATATTTACTTCCTGATTATTCAAAATAAAAAAGGACACCGAACAAACAGCGCTATTGCTGTAGGTTCAGTGTCCGCAGGCTTTCCGTCTTGGACATTTATTCAATTAAACAATTCACCCTCGTCCCATTTAACGCGGGTAACCTTGCCTTGATTTGTAATTATCTTTGTTTCCATATGTGGGGAGCGGGACCATCCTCGCAGCTCCATCGGATAGAATAACCGCAAAACAATCATGCTGTTTTATGTGTCTATGACAAGTTTATCTCTTTCAATTATATGATCTAAATTGATTAATCTCAAACTGTTTCCCTCCTTTTAACCCGCTGCTCGTATGCCAACAAATAAGCGTTCATTTTATCCTTAAATCTTTCCTGCAAATAAAAATTAAGCGCCTGTTCCGGATCCTGCAGGCTAATGGTTTTCTTCTCATAAACCAAAAACTCTATCAGCAGAATGAGAGAATAATAGTTATGCCGCAGCGCTTCGCGATACCAATCTCTAACTGTCAAACCTACGCTCCAAATTCAAAAACAAGCCGTATTCTTTAATGAACGCTAGTGAGACAGTACCAACAGGCCCGTTTCTCTGCTTAGCAATAATGATTTCGATAATATTTTTATTTTCGCTTTCCTTGTCATAATAATCGTCCCGATAAAGAAACCCAATGACATCCGCGTCCTGCTCAATTTGGCCTGATTCCCTAATATCAGACATCATTGGGCGCTTATCCTGCCGCTGTTCAACGCCCCTTGAAAGCTGACTAAGAGCAATTACACAAATGTCTAATTCTCGGGCCATATGCTTGAGCATGCGGCTTATTTCGCCTATTTCCTGTGTTCTGTTCCCCCTATGTTTTGCTGATCCTGTAATCAGCTGCAAATAATCAATAATGATCAAGATGTCCTTGCCAGCATACTCCCGTTTCATTTTCCTTGCCTTTGACCATATTTCATTTACTGTGACGCCTGGGCGGTCAAATATTCGTAGATCAGCAGAACCGAGAATACCATTTGCTTGTGAAAGCTTGTTCCAGTCATTCGCTGTCAAATTTCCCGTACGCATCGCATCTGCATTGATATTTCCGAGAATTGAAGCCATTCTTTTTAAGAGCTGCTTACGTGACATTTCAAGAGAGAAAATACCTACTGCGCCGCCGCTATATTGATTTAATGAACTACCCATAAAATTTGCCGCAACGTTTAAGCAAAAAGCAGTTTTCCCAACAGATGGACGAGCGGCTATGATGACCAACTCTTGTTTTTGAAAACCTGACGTCATTCGGTCAAGCTCTGCAAATCCGCTTCGCATACCCGTAATTTCCCCTTTTGGGGTCGCCAGCTCCTCGTAAATGTCTAACAGGTCATTTTGTATTGCCCCATCCTCTTCATCGCCTGTAGACGCGAAAAGCGGTCCGCTATTGAACAAAAAATCAATGAAATTGTAAGATGCTTCAATATCTAAGTCCGGTTCCGGATTTATTATTTTAATGTCATTCAACTTCAAACTTTCATTCATTTTCTCACCTACATTTCGTATAAATTGGTATAATGTCCCTATCTGTTTTTGATAGGAGGTGACATTATTATGGTCAAGATTACTTTTCTAGACGGAGAAGAGTTAATCATAGAAAGAGATACATTTATAAACGGTTATAAAGCAGACGGCTTCTATCTCCAAAATGTATTCACAGATACAATAGACGGGCACATGAGTACAGGAAAAGCAGACGAGCTCTCAATTGCGACCACGAACCCCAAGATTGGTATTACCGGCTTTATACTTTCTGTAGATTGCTTCTCAATTGGATTGGACCACGAAAGCAATAAACATTATTTGTCGTCAGCAGTAAAATCAATCGAAAATATTTAAAATTTATGATAGCGCGCTAGTTTATGAGCTAGCGTGCTATTTACCTTTTCAATATCGCTTAGCAATAAACAGCATTTTTCCCTGAACTCTTTGATTGCTTTTACCTCATTCTCTGGCACTTTGACTGAAACTCTGTTTTCCGGTGTGAATTCGTATAACACGGATGTATACAATTCTCTGTGCATATCTTGCATGTCTGGAATATCACCAGTTAGCGTTTTTATATTTAGCACTTCTGTATAAGACGTCCCGTTGTCTTCATTTTCTTTTTTCATTTTTATCTCTCCCTTAGTTTCTTGGCTGCTCGGAAAGCCACTTAAGTAAAAACTCTTTGCATTGCTTCTCAGGGAACAGCCATTTCTTTCCGACACGATATTTCGGAAATCTTTCATCATAAAAGAAGGTTTCTTTTATGAAATTCAAGCTCATATTTGTTTGCCTACATAGCTCTTTCATATCCCAAAAGGTGTATGAATCTCTGGCTTCATTCAATTTCTCTTCAATTTTTTGAATGCAAAGCTGCTTAATTTGTTCTTCATTTACTTGGATCGAAAACAAAACTTGTCCCTCCCCTTTTAGGCTGATTGGTTTTCGCTATCGGTACATTCGAAAAGATATTCAATGTTACACTCAGGGAAAAAATGTCGTTTAATTTTCAATGCCTCATCATAATAAAAACGATATTTTCCATTTACCTTATCGTTCACAGTTGCATAACGAACATTTAAAAAGTTCGAAATGTCTACCATTGTAATACCTTTCCTAGCCATTTCTGCTCGTAAATTTTTATGCATTATCTTGCACACCCCCTGATGAACGCAATTGCGTCTTTTCGATAAATCAACTATAGACGCATTTTCGTTCATTGCCAACAAAAAAAGAGTATACAAGAACGAATTTTCGTTTATGCGTTATTTACATACGCAATTTCGTATAGTATTATTAATTTATAAACGATTTTTCGTATAAAGAGTAAATAAAAGGAGTTATATTAAATATGGATAAAAGAGCAGAAATCATAGACCGATTGATATCTGAATCAGGGCTTAGTAAAAAAGCGTTCGCTGAAAAAATAGGAATACCACCAACAACCTTGCGCTCAATGCTTTCGAGGGGTGTCGGTAATGCCTCGGTTGATAATGTGATTAAAGTATGTAAAGGATTAGGTATTACTACAGATCAATTAGAAGATTTAGCATCCAGTGATAACGGTGATGTTGAAACAATCGCAGCACATCACGATGGAGAGGATTGGACTGAAGAAGAGCTAGAGGAAATTCGTCGCTTTAAAGAATTTGTAAAATCAAAAAGAAAAAACAACCAGGAGTAATTTGCAGATGAGTTATGAAAGCCTTTTAATTGAGTCAGAAGATACAGTAACAGTCTTTGAAAAGAAACTCAGCCGAAGAATAAAAGGTTTATATTCAGATGGCATTGTTTGGATAAATAAAAAGTTATCGAATACAGAAAAAAGAGAGGTTCTAGCTGAAGAATTAGGACATCACTTTACAACTGCTGGTCAAATACTCGATCAGTCAACCGTACAAAACAGAAAACAAGAATTGAGAGCTAGAAATTGGGCTTACAAAAAATTAGTACCACTAAATAAAATTATTCAAGCCCATAAAGCAGGTATTAAAAACCGGTATGAACTCGCTGAGTTCCTAAATGTTACAGAAAAATTCTTAGACGAAGCTCTTAAAAGATATATTGAAGAGTACGGATTGTATAAAGAGGTAAACGGATTAACAATCTGCTTTCAACCATTAGGCGTAATCGAAATGTTTGAAACCTTTCAAGTATAAAAAATTTACCTGAAAATCGAACGTATATTCTTATTTAGAGGTGTTAAGACATGGCTAGTTTTAGAAAGCACGCAAATGGATCATGGGAATACAGGATACGGTATAAAGATAAAAATTCGAACAAATACAAAGAAAAATCAAAACGTGGCTTTAAAACTAAAAAAGAAGCCCAGTTAGCTGCGGCACAAATAGAGACAGATATCGAATATTATGGGTTCGCTAATGATGGAAAAGAAAGCATTAGTGAGTATTTCAGTAAATGGCTCGAAATATATAAAAAGCCGAACGTCAAGCCTATCACTTATTCACTTCAAGAAAGGAATGTAAGACTTAATATTCTTCCACAATGGGGAAATCTAAAATTAAAAGATATAACTAGAACTAAGTATCAAAAATGGATCAATGAGCTAAGGGACAAATATAGTGAAGGCACTGTGAGGAGAATACATAGCATCATGAACACTGCATTAAATGACGCTGTACACGAATTTAGGATACTGCGTGAGAACCCTGTCACCCGTATTAAAATCCCAAAGGAAACTAAAAATAACAAGGAAATTAAATTCTTTACTGTAGACCAATTAGAGAAATTTCTAAATCAGGTGAAAGAGCCTCAGAAAAATTCCAAATACAAACACTCAATACAGTATGGCTCGGACTGGATTACGGATAGGTGAAGCGCTCGCTCTAACCTGGGACGATATAGATTTTGAAGAGTACACGATAAAAGTGAATAAAACACTAGTCTACCCGACAAATTCCACACCTTATCTTTCAACCCCTAAATCAAAAGCTGGCTTAAGAATAATCAAACTAGATGCGCACACTACTCAGCTTTTAAAAAAACACAGAATCAATAGACACGAGGTTGTTCTCAAATACAAAAACTATAATAAACCGGAGACCGATATTGTGTTTTATCAGCATGATGGGCGATGGTTGCGCACAAATGTTGTTAGAGAATACTTCAAAGAGATATGTAAAAGAGCTGATTTGCCAATATTGTCACCCCATGCATTAAGGCATAGTCACGCCGTGCATTTAATTGAGGCTAAGGCTGATTTGAAATTTGTATCTGAAAGACTTGGACATTCGAGCATAAAAATAACCGCAGATACGTACCTCCATGTCACCAAAAAAATTGAAAATGACGCATTAGAGATGTATCTGCGGTATACAAATTTATAA